GCATTGCAGCATTGGCAGCACCTGCGTACCCTGCTCCACCGCCTGATCCAAGAGCGCCTCGCATGTTTGCAAAGAAACCACCACCGCCTCCACCCATAGCGGCTGCTGAAGCAATAGGAGCGCTACCAACTTGTGCTTTTGAATTGGCTACTGCTTGTGCAATAGCACCACCTGAGGTGGTAGCAGAAGTAGGAGATGTACCAGTTTTGTTAGTAGCATTTTTAAGAGCATTTGCAAACGCAGTAATCTGCGCTGTTGCTTTATCCAAGCGTGCAGAAAAACGATCAACAATCTTAGGAACTTGAGCAAGTGTTAAAGCGGCGTCACCCTTACCCGTTGGAGGTGCAGGGACAAATGAATCCGTAGGCGAGCCACCAAACGCTCCACCACCAATATTCGGTTCACCAGGCATTTCCGCCATACATCAGTCTCCAGATTTACGCCATTTACCCATTGCAGACCAGTACCGCCTTTGGCGTACTGTCATGTTTTGTAAGTCAGTGAGCGTGAAGCCCTTGTAAACCGTGGCGATCAGATCGTATTCCCAGTATATATGAACTAGATTAACCAAATAAAAGGGATGCCCAATCAAGCGCTAAAACCATTGGTTCGTTACATGTGGCGCATTGGGCATTCACCTCCCCTACGACAGGTCCTGGCTGGTTGTCCAGCAGGAGTTTGACGAGGTTGGCTCGGTCTTTTAGACCTAGTCCTTTTGCCCAGTTCTCAGCATTCTTAATGTGAGGGCTGGTCACACAGCGAGCAATCATGAACGTGTTTTGTTCTGCGGTGCTCTTTGCCTTCTTTGCTACAAACTGGCTGTCGCCACCTGTAGGAAGACGGAACTCAATTTCAGAACCGTCAGACAACTTACCTACTAAAGGCTTGTGCACATCCATGTCGGTCTTTTTGTTTTCAAATTCATCCATGGAAACAATCACGTCGTTTGATGCTTCACAAGAACCACAGGTCACTTGGTACTCACGGTTCTTACCGTAGGTTGCTTCAACCACCCCAAGGAACAAAAGGTCACGGTCACCAATAATCAAATTGTCAATTACTGATGGGTGGTTAGCAATTGTCATTGAACCGATAGAAACTACAGCACGCTTTAACAAAGCAGACATGTATTCAGCGTAGACAAGGTTTCGGTTATCTAGAGAAGCAAGTGCTTCTTCGTCAAAGCCATTGAGTTCACGAACTATAGCCGTGGTGTCCCATGACTGAAGTTCGTCATTGAATACACCACGGATAAGTTCAACTACCGTGTTTGGCGCTTTCTGCATCTCTGGCACATCATCTTGAAGTGCAGAGTTAATAGAGTCAACCTGCTGTTTTGCATCCATCTTTTTGTGCTCCTAAATTGTTTAACTTAACGAATGTTATTTGGTGTCAATATTAGCGATGTCGGTGTCGCTCCATGCAACGTAGAAACCTTCGTGGTGAACTGTCATTGACTGAATGAGGATACCATTGTCTCCAGCGTTCAAGTCGGTGAGTGCGTAAGCGCCAGGCCATGCATTAAAGAGTTTAAATGCAAACTTTACGTTACCTGGAGCAATGGAGTCACTCTGGACACCACCATCCCATTGGTACTTCAAGTTTCCACTGTTCAACTCACTTGCGGTATGTGGGTGGTCGTAAACACGAACTACGATGTCGCAACGGTAGTCTCCGTCACCCATAGCCAGTCCCTGCTCACCAGCAACGCCTCCGCCCAACCATGCATGGATGAACTTCTGCCACTTCCACAATTGGTCTTGACCAGCAAATGCGCCACGTGCAAAAGACACAGGAGCAAAGTCTGACTGAGCAACCATCTTGTGTGGGTGAGTGTTCATTCCACCTTCACGGTACGAAATAACTTCGTTGGTTACTGAAATACCACTTACTTGGGCAAAGCCGAGTTCACCGATTTGGCTAAGGTTGTTAGCCAGGTTTCCGTCAGCCGACTTTGGCGAGATGCTCACTCGGAACTTAAAGTTACGGAGTGGATCAGTGCGTAGTGTATATGCCATGTTTTAAATGCTCCTTGATTAGAGAGTTCCAGCGGAGTTTCCGCCAGCCCACTGGGTGAGGTTGATTACAACGAATTCGGCTGGGTATTGCAATGCGACACCAACCTCAATATTTACGTAGCCATCTTCAATAGACGATTGTGAGTTGTTTGTGGAATCGCAGATGATGTAGAACGCACTGTCTGGGTTAGCGCCCTTCAAGTTGCCCTTTGCCCAGAAGTCGGTCAAGGTGCTTGAAAGAGCAATCTTGATGCGGCTCCAGAGACGCTCATCGTTTGGCTCAAACACAGCGAATTGTGTTTGGTCACTGAGTGTGACACGCAAGAACGAAAGCGTACGGCGAATTGGGATGTACTTGTCTGGACGGCCCTTAGCCAAGGTACGAGCACCGTTGATGATGGTTCCACCACCTGCAATTGTTTTAATGCAGTTAACATGGTTTACGTTGTACAACGAACCTTGATCAGCATCGGTAAGAGTTGTCACAAGACCAAATACGTTTTGCAGATCCAAGAAATACCCAGCAGGTGCTTTAGCAACACCACGGAGGCTCTCCGAACGTACGTACGCTCCAGCAATTGCTCCACCTGGGAAGGTGTCACGGATAGCAGTTGGACCACTCTTTGATGGGTCATACATTTTCAACGCTGGGAAATACACAGCGCCAAACCCACCGTTGCTGGTGCTGTATCCAGAGATTGATGTTTCCATGTCCACTTTTGTAGTGGCGTTCAATGGGCAGTCAATGATGACAAAAGCGTCAGAACGATTTGCGGCGTATGACAAGGCTTGGTTAACACGAGTGCTATTGGTTTGACCAACAAGGTTGATCAACAATGGACCCGTGACAGTGTCCAAGTTAGTTACAGCAGTTGCCCATTCGGTGTCAGCACTTACTGCACCTGGGGTAACAGCGTCCGAACCACCAGTCAGAGCAAACGAAGTTGCATAGTCACCAACAGTAATTCCTGAAACAGTAATTGTGGTACTGCTTGAAATCGTTGCTGGAATTCCTTGTACTTTGACATACGATGAGTAGAGGTCAAGTACAGTTTTAAAATAACGACTTGATGCGGCGTCAAACGAAAGTTCTTGCCAACGTTCTACTTCAATCACAGAACCCGAACGGGTTTGGTTAACAGTTAGCGAGAACAATGTTGATGCCCGAACTTTTGGTGCTGTTGAGAGGTCAGCCAAAGTGTTTGGATCAAAGTTAATGGATACAGACAGGTTGTCTCCCCATGCGCCCTTTGAAGCGGCTTCCAAAATAAACATGGTGGAAGCGGCTGATGCACCAGTCAGGGTTCCTTGGAACGTGTAAGACGATGCTACAGCGGTTGTGTCAAGCACTCGTGACACATAAGCGTCACGTCCACCGTTAGCAAAGTAATGGTAGACGGCATAACCAAGGTCGTACGATGTTGCAATTTCACCGTACTTAGCCTTGTAGTCGTTCCATGAGGTGATCAACGTTGGGGTCGCTGGACCACGCTCTGCGGTGCCAACAAAGGCAGCAGCAGTCGTGGCGGCACGAGGGGTTACGTTGCTGGTAAATGGAGTCTCACGTACGTAGACTCCTGGGCGGTCGTATGCCATTGTTTACTCCTAAATCAGGGGTGACAGGGTTTCAATAATTAATTTGTCTGTTCAAGTGTAGTTGATACAGACGTAACTTTCTTGAGGCCAAGTAGTGCAGTCGTTGGGATTTCCGACGTCATTTGTAGTGTGTATACCTTACGGAATATACGCTTGCGGTAGCCCGCTTCAGGGTCCAGAAGGTCTGCTGTAGACCAATCTAAAAGGTCCAAACGACGAGACGTTCCGTCCGCCTCAATCATTATGGAACTGTACCTAAAGGGAACTATGTTCGCCAGCATTTGATTAGCAAGTTGTCGGTCATGTATGGCACTTCTTGTAAACGTAGAAACTTGGTATAAAAGATCTACAGGGGTAAACTCTGTAGTTCTGAAGTAATCAAACCCATCAACATCTGGAGAACTAGCCGAAGAGGTGCTAGGCCAGTAATCAAGGTTGTTTGGGTGACCAGCACGGTGGGTATCTAGGTAGAGTTCCGAGTGCTGGCGGTTCTTAGCATGCACAATGTCAATAAGTTCAATTGTGATAAATGGGTACTTACGCTCAGTTTCACCTTCTGGGTAGCGGAAGAATACCTGTACAGGACGCTCTGCCTCACGGTCGTCCGTAACAACCAGATTAGAAAAACGCTTTTTAATAGCCTCGTCTTCAGCAAACAAGAAGCCTTTTTTCATTTAGAGACTTCCGTGTAGACGGCAAAACTAGAACTTGGAGACATAGCAGAAGATAAGCCGATCATGGCACATCCTTAAGTTCTAGGCGTTGGACCTCTTAGCGCTCGCTAAGATTGATTTAAGTTTATCAAATACTAGGCAACGCTGTAGGCCAAGGCAGGTTTTGAATACCCATAGCCGTTGGACCTGGATCAAATGGCATTTCTTGATTGATGTAGACCTCAATACCTTCAACGACCACCAGTACGTCATCTCGCAACCGACCACGGACACGGTATGTGGCAATGCTGAAATAGCGACCGTCATATAAGAACATGTCATTCAAATGCTTTTGGTATTCAAATGGGTCGGTTACCCCAGCAGTCCTAAAGTCTTCAATAGATGCTACGAAGTTGGTAAGTTCTACTGGCTGACGACCTTCTGGGATGGCTCGTTTTTGGTCTTCAGTCTCAGTAACCATCAGAGTAGGAATGACTACCCCATTCTTATACTTACGCCCATTGACTCCCACAATGCCTTCGTCGTACACGTCATCGTAAATTGAACCAGCGCTGGCTGGAGTAGTGGCTGGGGAATACTCAAACCAGACCACATTCTCGCCGTAGTTTCTCGTGTACTCACGATAATGGCGGCGAATGCTGTTTAATTCACGCCGAAGATCCATTAGATAAAGGTGTTATTCGTGTAGCCCGTTGGAGGATAAGTGTCAATGTAGACATCCTCACGCAGGTTATCAATAGGGGCTTCTTCAAGTTGGATAACTTCTTTGTCTTGGTTCGGGAATACACGCTCAATCGGACCGTACTCACCGATCTCTTTAGCCTTGTAGATTGGTACGTAGCGGTTAGTGGTGCGAGAAACACGGCGTAGATTAAATATTTCAATTCTGTCAACACCAATGTTGAGGGCACGAGCCTGCGTTTCGTATTGGTTTGTCCAGTATGAAAGAAGGCTTTGCACCATTCGGAATCGCTGACTGGCTGGTATATGGATGGACTCAGACGTCATGACGTCAATGTCACGGCTGAACTCGGACATTAAAGCACCTAGGGCTTCTACAATTGTTCCAATACCAATGGTCTCAATAATGAGAGCAGACATATTCTCAAGAGGTATTTCAAGACTGAAAGTATGCTGAGAAATAGCCTGTGAGGCGTAGAACTCAAGGTCTTGTGGGGAGACCCACTCATAGTGGTAACCCTCAACCATGATCTTGGCGTTAGATGCAGGAGTAGTAGCCAGTCGCAGAATACCGTTACGGCTGTCCAGTGAATACTGGGAGGCTGTTAATGTGGTTACAGAGGCTCCTACGTTGGTAGCGATCCACATGCTATCAACATCAATATTAGGTTGGCCTAACTCGTAGGTACGCCCCACAGCGTCAAAAGAAACCTGGAAGAACTTTGGAAAGTCCCGCAAGTAGTTTCGGGCTACCGTAGTAACCTCATCTAGAATCTTCTGTGAGTAGATAGCCATACTTACAGTTTACTTCAAATTACTGATCGCCCGAGCCTGCCCC